ATTTTTAAAAGAAATTTTTCAGAGTTTCTGACTTTGATAGCTTTCTCTTTCCAAGTAAGAGACAAGTGTAGCGGCGATCTTACTTTAACGCTAAAAATAAATTTATTTATGATAAGAAATGATTACAAAAATTTCAAACTTTTTCGACTTTCGGTAACTAAATTATATTCTGGGATTAATTCTAAATATAAACCAAGAGATTTAGAGCGAACGATTCGCATCTTATGGATGTCTTCAAAATCTAAGCCTTTTTCTTCAACTGAACCTGTCTTTGTGAAACTGTTTAATTATGCTTCGATCATCCGTCGCTTGAAAGCATCAGTGGATAAGGAAAGTGAAATTCAAAAAGCAAGAATGTCTTCTTTTGACAATATGTCACAATCTCGATTCGTGAAACTTGATCCAATCATTGTGAAGAAAGTGTTTTACCGAATGACTGTAGACTTGGGATTAAAAGGTTTACATTTTCGGGCCTCTACTCCTACAGTAGCGATGGATAGTATGCCTGGTTCAACATCTAGTAGTTGTCCAGATTATATAACACCAAAACGTCTTAATTTTGATAAAGTGGAAGAGCAATATCGTTTTTGGTTAATGACTGGAGACTGCTCTTTCTTTGATTCTTATATGATCGGATTATCTTGGAGGACTCAAGTTTCTAGATCTCAGAAACTTAAGTATCGGTTGTTCTACCCTCTACCGCATTTAGTTCAACTAGCTGAGCGCTGTTTATTTGATGGGATGTTCAAGCATTTCGATAATAACAAGGCAACCCCTTATGCGTACTCAAATGTTTACAATGACTTAAGTAAACGCTGGGAGAAATGGCAGAAGCAAAAATATATATATAGTCTCGATTTAGAGGCGTTTGATCAAAGGATAAGTCACGTATTGTTAGGTCATATATTTAATTTTTGTCGCGTATTCTTTAAACTAACCTTCGCTGAATCTAGGCTATACAAACAAGTTTATGACTATCATTGTACTGCTATGATATGTACTAGTTCTACTGGGACAACATGTACATTTCGAAAAAGATCAGGGTTATTAAGTGGTTCTACTCTCACGAATTTATTTGGTAGTCTCGTAAACCTCTTTCAAATATATTATTTTATGTTTGAAAACAGACTAGATATCAGTCCAGATTACGTATCTGTTCACGGCGATGACTGTATCATAGCGTTAAATTCACGACTTGAGATTGGTGATATTGCAAAATATTACTTAGAACATTTCTGTTCAGTCATATCTGTAGAAAAGTCAGAAGTATTTCTTCCTGGTGCAAAAGTCTATTATCTAGGCCACTTCTTTGATAATAAAGGACGCTATTTACCTGAGAGGTATAAATTGCAGCTGATTATGTCAGAAAACTATATACCGGAGTCAGTTATGAGCACAGTTGATAGAGTAGCTTCGAAATTCTGTTCAATATTGTTTAAATGTTCGGATGGGTTAAGTGTATTTTATGAGTACCAAGACAAACTTAAAACGTTACTCAATGTCGCCAAACTTCCAATTGAATATCGCCTATTTTATGAGTGGGAAGGTATTTTACCGAAAGGAATTCGAAGAACTAACGAATGGATGGAATCAGGCTGGAG